GTATTTTCTATATTGACGTTGGTAACTTGCCTAAGATTAAGGCAGAAGCGTACCTAAAAGATGTGATGAATCGTTATCGTAACAAGTTGGTGTATGATGCACGAACTGGTGAAATTCGTGACGATAGAAACCACATGTCAATGTTGGAAGATTTCTGGTTGCCTCGTAGAGAAGGTGGCCGTGGTACAGAAATCACAACCTTGCCTGGCGGTTCAAACCTTGGCGAGATTGATGATATCACATACTTCCAAAAGAAACTTTATCGTTCATTGAACGTACCAGTATCAAGACTTGCAGAAGAGACAGGGTTCTCTATTGGACGTTCTGATAACATTACAAGAGATGAACTGAAGTTTACTAAGTTTGTACAAAGACTTCGTAAGAAGTTTTCCGTTCTGTTTGCAGACATTCTTAAAACACAGCTTGTTCTTAAAGGTGTGATTGCAGTAGAAGAATGGGATACAATCAAAGAACACATTCAATTTGATTATCTACAAGATGGACACTTCACAGAACTCAAGAATGCAGAAATTCTTAGAGAGCGTCTAGACATGCTTGGACAGATTGAATCATATGTTGGTACATACTTCTCTAAAGAGTATGTTAAGAAGAACATTCTTAGAATGTCTGATGAAGATATTCAAGAGATTGAAGATCAAATTAAAGATGAAGAGGGTGGTGAAATGGGAGCTACAGATGATGGAATGTTCGCACAAAACGACCCAACAAAAGGAGATAAATGATGGATACAGTAAGAGACTTTGTAGACTCCATTGCAACTGGTGATAACCTTGGTGCAGAAGCACATTTTAACCAAGCACTTGCTGCAAAAGTAGGTGATGCATTGGAAACTAAAAGACAAGAAGTTGCGAAAACATTCGTAACTCATCACATTCCAGAGGTAGAAGAAGATAGTGAGTAAGACTGTTTCTCAACTCTATAAAGAGTTGCCAGAAAAAGACGAACATAAACAATCTAAGGAGTATAAGAAGTTATCTCCTAAGATGAAGGAAGCAGTTGACGCTATTTTCAAGGAAATGGATGCTAAACCGTCAGATTTCCTAAATACTTTTGACAAAACTATAAATAGTGTTTCAAAAGACTTTAAAGTTCCGCCAAAGAAACTTATGGACTACTTTGAAACAGAAATGTTATCAATTTAGGAAAAGAACGATGAAACTAAAAATGTTAGGAAGTGAAGTAAACGCTGCAACCTCTGCTGCATCTGGAGCGGCATTCGATGGTGCAACAGTTGTTTACTGCATCAATACAAATGCATCTGCACAGTTGGTTACGGTTTGTAATTCTTCTGATGTAACTCAGGGTTCTTTTACCCTTGGTTCAAACGCTGCACAGATGGTTGTTAAGGAACCATCAGATAAAGTTTTTGCAGCTTCTGCTGATGTGAAACTAACACCAGTGGCACATCACGCATAAGGGGAAGAACATGAAACTTATTGCAGAACAGATACAAGAAGTAGAATACATCACTGAAGAAAAAGACGGTGGTGGTAAAGAAATGAAAATCCGTGGCATCTTTATGCAGGCGGATCAAAAGAATCGTAACGGGCGAGTTTATCCCTTCGCTGTTTTGAACAAAGAGGTTGCTCGTTACAATAAAGAATTTGTTGCTGAAGGTCGTGCGTTTGGGGAACTTGGACACCCAGAAGGCCCAACTGTCAATCTTGACAGAGTATCGCACATGATCACAAAACTGGAAGCTGATGGAAAGAACTTTATTGGTGAGGCGAAACTGCTCTCTACTCCAATGGGGGAAATTGCGAAAGCACTAATCAAAGATGGTGGTAAACTTGGTGTCTCTTCAAGAGGTATGGGTTCACTTGAAAATAGAGGTGGTGCAAACTATGTGAAAGATGATTTTTATCTTGCCACTGCGGCAGATATTGTTGCAGACCCTTCTGCACCTCAGGCCTTCGTTGAAGGTATCATGGAAGGTAAAGAGTGGGTTTGGGATAACGGACTACTTAAAGAAGTAGAGATTCAAAACATCAAAGATGAGATTAATGAAGGTGTAAGAGCGAAACAATCTAATGTTTCCGCCCTCGCATTTGCAAAATTCTTGTCAAAACTTTAATCATTATAAATATGTTAATAGACAACTCAAGGAGAAAATCCCAATGTCAGAACTAGACAAGACAATTGAGGAACTAGAAGCGGAAGTCCAAGCAGAACTTGAAGAAGCTGCACAGGACGCCCCAACAAAGGGTGCTGCTAAAGGCGACTCAATGGAAAAAGTAGATGGGGAAGTTCAAGACCTAGGCAAAGCAGTTGAAAGTCCAGAGACAGCAAAGGGCCCAGATGGTGCGAAAGCAACAAAGAAGGCCAGTGATGCTCAGACTAAAGGTGCAAAAGATGCCGGTGGAAATGATACTCCAACTGCAATTAAAGAACCCCTTGCTGCTGGTGATCAAGTAGATCACGATGGTGAGGAACTAGAAGAAGGTAAGATGACTAAAGAGATGATGAAGGCAGAAATGCAGAAGAAGATGGAAAGCATGAAAGCCCAAGATCTCAAGGCAGCATACGAAGCAATGTGTAACGGTGAAGGTTACGGTTCAATGGAAAAGAAAGATGAGTCAGTTGACGAATCTACTCTTGATGACCGTCTTGCATCTGTAGACGTTTCTGAAGATGTTACTGCTCTCGTAGAGGGTGAGGAACTTACTGAAGAATTCAAAGAAAAGGCATCAACAATTTTTGAGGCTGCTGTTAAATCTAAACTTCGTTCTGAAGTTGAAAGAATTGAGGAAGCAAAAACTCAAGAAATCGCTGAAGAAATCAATAGAGTGCGTGATGAGTTGACTGAAAAAGTTGACGCATACATGAACTACGTTGTAGAAGAGTGGATGAAAGAGAACGAAATTGCAATCGAAAGAGGTCTCAAAGGTGAGATTGCTGAAGATTTCATTTCAGGCCTTAAATCACTTTTTGAGGAGCATTACATTGATGTTCCAGACGAGAAGTATGATATTCTAGGAACTCAGTCTGAAAAGATTGACGAACTTGAAGCAAAACTCAACGAACAAATTGAAAAGACTGCTGCAATGAAAAAGCAGAATGACCAATTGGTTCGTGAATCAGTCTTTGCAGAAGTCGCTTCTGACCTCGCCGATACAGAGGTAGAGAAGTTCAAGTCTCTTGCAGAAGATGTAGATTTTACAGATGAAGGTTCTTTCAGAAGTAAACTCGACACGCTTAAGGAAAGTTATTTTCCAAAGGCAACCACTATCGCTGAATCTGTAGACTCTGAAACTGATGGTTCAGAATCTTTCGATACAACTGGTGCAATGTCTGCTTACATGGCAGCAATCAGTAAAAATGTAAAGCGGGCAAAAGACTAATTAGCGGAAGAAATTATCTTCTAAAAATCTAGTTTTTATAAATATTATTAGAAAAACTCAACAAGGAGAAAACAAAATGTTCAAAGCAGAACATCTACAGGAAAAGTGGCAGCCAGTACTAGAGCACAACGATCTTCCAGAGATCAAGGACTCTTATCGTAAGGCTGTAACCACGATTATCCTAGAAAACCAAGAAAAAGCACTTCGTGAAGATAGAGGTTTCCTCGGCGAAGCTGCACCAACTAACGCTACAGGTGCTAGTGTAGATAATTGGGATCCGATCCTAATCTCTCTAGTCCGTAGAGCAATGCCAAACCTTATCGCTTATGATATTGCTGGCGTTCAACCTATGACAGGCCCAACTGGACTTATCTTTGCAATGCGTTCACGCTATGCATCACAGACAGGTACAGAAACATTCTACAACGAAGCAGACTCAGATTTCTCTGGTACTGGTACACAAGCTGGTACAAACCCTGCTATCTTGAATGACACTCCTGCTGGTACATACACCAATGGTACTGGTATGACAACTGCTGCTGCAGAAGCATTGGGTGACTCTGCTGGTAACTCTTTTGCAGAAATGTCTTTCTCAATTGAGAAGAACTCTGTTACTGCAAAGTCAAGAGCTCTTAAAGCAGAATATACAATGGAACTTGCACAAGACCTTAAAGCAATTCACGGTCTTGACGCAGAAACAGAACTTGCTAACATTCTTTCTGGTGAAATTCTTAACGAAATCAACAGAGAAGTTGTTAGAACTGTTTATACATCTGCTAAAATCGGTGCCCAAGCTGATACTGCAAACGCTGGTATCTTTGACATGGACGTTGATTCAAACGGTAGATGGTCAGTTGAGAAGTTCAAAGGACTTATGTTCCAAGTTGAGAGAGAAGCAAACGTAATCGCTCAGCAAACTCGTAGAGGTAAAGGTAACATGATTATCTGTTCTTCTGATGTTGCTTCTGCACTTCAGATGGCCGGACAGTTGGATACATCCCCTGCTCTTAACAACAACTTGTCAGTTGACGATGCTGGTAACACATTTGCTGGTGTTCTTAACGGACGTTACAAAGTGTACATTGATCCATATTCAGCAAACGCTGCCGCAAAGCAGTTCTTTGTTGTTGGATACAAAGGTACTTCACCATACGATGCTGGTATCTTCTACTGCCCATACGTTCCACTTCAGATGGTTCGTGCAGTTGGTGAGAACACATTCCAGCCAAAAATTGGTTTCAAGACACGTTATGGTCTTACTGCAAACCCATTTGCTGGTGGTGCTACAGTCAGAAGTGGTGCAATCACTGCTAACGACAACGTATATTACAGAAGAGTTCAAGTTACGAACATCATGTAATAATAATAAGAAACTTGTTTCTGAACTTGGGGGAGGGCTTTTGCTCTCCCCTTTTTTCTTTATAAATACTATAAAGGAAGAAAACTATGGTAAAACTTAATCCACTTGCACGACAACCAAATAATCTAGACTTTGCATCACCGACTCAGTTTAGATTTAATTTGTTGAAAACACCTAACGTAGAATATTTTGTTACATCTGTAAACTTGCCTGGCATTAGTTTTAGTGGTGAAGCAAATATGAATACACGTTTTAAGAGTATTGCTCTAATGGGAGATACACTTGAATTTGAAGATTTAGAATTAACATTCCTTGTGAATGAAGATTTATCAAACTATCGTGAAGTACATGATTGGATTACTGGAATTGGTTTTCCAAAAGATACTGAACAGTTTAAAACTGCATCTTCAGAAAATTCTGAATTGAGACCTAATACATCAAGTTTAACTAATCCCAATACTATGGCTTCTGATGCAAGTCTCACACTTCTTACAAATAAAAATAATCCAACACTCAGAGTGAATTTCAAAAATTGTTATCCTAACTCTCTTTCTGGATTGACATATAATACACAGGTTACTGACACAGAACAACTAACGGCAACTGCAAGTTTTAAATACGATTTTTACGAATTTGAAACTTTATAAATATACCGAGCAGACAATGGTTGACTTGGACAATCATAGTTTGAGTCTCTTTAAAGAGATAATATAGTAACGCAAGTTACAACCCACTCTGCTCACTTTTATTATTAGGATGTGAAATATAATGACACTTGAAGAACTACAGGCTCAGGCCGCAAAAGACTTAGAAATCGACAATATAGAACTTGGTGATGAATCACTTAGGTCTGCAAGTCTACATCAAAAATACCTAACCATCTACAATAACTTTAGACAACTCGTTCTTATGAATGAGGGTACTTACAATGTACTCAAA